GTGTCCCTCCATTTGGATATGTGTTTTTTCTACACAGTCATTATTACCACAAAGCCTTTGCCCCGGCAAGTAAGCTTCGCCCATGTCGTCCACGGGTGTCGAATCATCTTCAGCGAAATATCCGTGCCACGGCAGACACTTGCCAAGCTTAGAGTCAACAGTCTTCATTCGTTTAGTTCGGCATGAAGCGCAAAAGATGACGTTCTTGCGGGCTGTCGGGGATTCCCAGACGTAACCGCAACGTCGGCAGTGGAGAGTTGGCACCAAGCCATACTACACACCGCTCTCATTTGCAACCGAACTCCCCTTCACGACACTCCCAATGCTCGCCCATCTCATGCAAAGACCGAACCCACTCACGCTTACCTGGCCCTTGCGCGGCAGGAGCCAACGGCTTGCCCCACTCGTTCACAACCTCTCTAGCTGGCAACGGATCGTTCTCCCACGCGTCAGCATTCAACCAAGTAGCAGGATTCTTTGTGAACTCAGGTTTGCGGTTCGGGTCATCCCGGTACTTCTCGACGCCTTCCAAGATGACCGAAAGTTCAGCCCTCTTCAAAGCACCCTCTAAAGCCTTCTCCGCTTTTCGCTTATCCGCCTTCTTCGGATAAAGGTTCCAAAATTGATCAAAAATATCTCTCTTGTTTTTTAGTTCTTGTTCTATGGTTCTCGTTAGGGCGACATTTTTGTCCCCTCGTCGGACATTTTTGTCGCCTCGTTGGACAATTTTGTCCTCTCGTGGGACATTTTTGTCGGGGGACATTTTTGTCCGATTCGGCTCATCCATGACCAACGTGTACATGTTCGAGTGATACCGACCACGGTTTTCTCTGTGGATTGCGCCAACCTCTTGCAGCTCCACTACAGCACGTTCAACTGTCTTCACAGACGCCCCCATACGCTCCGCAAGAGTTTCTCTCGACGGAAAAGCGCGATGAGTGTTGTAATCCGCATACCGCGCCAAAATCGCGTACAACCGAAAAGCGCTGTTCGAAATTTGCAAGTCAATAACCCACTCCGGGACTAAAGCAAACTTGCGTTCAAGACTGATTGTTGACGTCACAGCTTTACCTCCAAACCAATTCGAAATCTTTGACTACTTGGCTTTGCGAGATGATCGGCAACGGATCTGTCACAACCCCATCCACATGCAACTCAAAATGCAGGTGAGGCCCAGTAGAGATACCCGTACTGCCTACCGCACCAACGACCTGACCGCGCCCTACAACAGCGCCGACCGTGACATTCTCCGGAACCGAATTGTGCTGAAGGTGAGCGTAGATGCTTTCCCAACGCTCTGCTTTATCCTCGGTAACAGGCACAATATGTTCTATTTTTATCCAGTTTCCGTAGCTTCTCGCGTAACCAGCCTCGGCGACAACACCGCCCAGGATCGCCTTCACCGGCTTGCCGGCACCAGGCACAAAGTCAACACCTTTATGGTTGCTGCTACACACAGCGCACGGCGCAACCCGCCAACCGAAATCACTACTAATCAACGGGTTGTCCACCGGCAGGACGGCCTGCGCGTAGTTGAAATAGTTTGGGCGGTCGATTTCCTGCTCAAACCGGCTACCGTTCCAGAATCCAGGACCGCTCATGTCCAAAACGGAGATGCCGTCAAGTTGCAACGGGTCAACAGCCTGACCGCCTTGCCCCACTTCTGAAGCCGAACTACCAGATCCTGCTAAAGGTTCGCCCGAATCCGGCATCAAAACCATCGGGGTGAACGCGTAAGCCGAAATCAACACATACGGCAATGTCATNCCNGTTCTTTGAAACGCTTTCCTAACGCCTAACACCATCGTTCCCCTTCCACTCCCAATAAGCGGCAGCCTTCTTTGCTTGCCTCTTATGTTCCTTCACGTTCCGAGGGTGGTCAAACGACTCTTCCCTCAGTTCCCGCAAGTCAATGCCGAGCTCTTTAGCCCAGTTGACCCTAGTAGTACCCTTCTTCGTCTTCATACACTTCCTTTGTTCCGTCCGTTTTCAGAACGTACCAGAGTAAAGTCACCACGTCAAAGACCGGGATGCTAGAAGCCTGCCAAGAGCGAAGTTTGTGTCCTTGACGGCGCGCAGACTCGGCAACTGAGCTGACCGACTCCATTTCGCCGTTGTACCTTGCACAAACCGCCATCAACCACTCAGGCTTGTCCAACAACTTAGAGCCGCCGTGCCCGCGATTGCGACGGTGATGCACAACAAGATCGTTGCTCTCGCCACAGTGGAAACAGTAAGGGTCGCGCTCTAAAACAAGTTTCCTAATCGATGCCTTCATTAGTTCTCCCATAGTCGTCTTCGAAACGCACAATGTCGGCGGGATCGATCAAACCGGCGGTAACAGTGAACACGTCCATGTCGCCCACCATCGCAGACAAACGGTGCAACTGGCCAACGTCGATGTAAATCGAGTCACCGGGACCGATAAGGAACTGCTCTTCTTCGAGGAGGAGCTCCCCGTTACCAGACTCTACAAACCAGAAATGCGATTGGCCCTCGTGTAAATGCAAAGATGTTCGCTCGCCCTCACGAACGAGAAACTTACCCATCACAAAACGCTCAGTAGCAAGCCAATCGTCTTCAAACCCCCACGGCTTCTCAGAGGTCACGCTCCAGCCCCCCAGCCCGTCCCTCGGAACGATACCCCCCCCAGGGAGGGTTTTTTTGTCAAAACCGAATTACACTCGTCACAGGTCAAAGTTGGCGCTGCGTCGAGCGAATGCAGAACCGTGCGTTCGTGCTCACAGTCGGGGCAACTGTAAACGTAAGAGGCCATATCAAAGTTTCATTTCGGCTTGCATAATTTTGGACATTGTTGCATTAGCCATTATTTCACCCTCTAAGCCCTTTAGCTTGGTCCTGACACGGTTTACCTTGGCTTTGCAGACATCGCGGTTCCAGCGGGCGTCCGCAGCCTCAAAACGCGCCAAAGCTTGCCGGTCAGCAACAGTGCCCTGCGCCTCCAGAAAAGCCTTCGCTTCGATCAAATCCAGCTCGCGTTCCGCATCGGCTAGATCCGTTTCAGCCTCAAAGAGCGCTTCCACGCCCTTGCGGGTCATCGCTGTCAGCTCCTGCAAGCCCTTCACTATCTCGGATGGCAACATTTATTGACTCCATCCTCTCAAGCAGGTTCGCTCGCCAAAAAGCAGTATTAGCGTCATTTCTTTTTACCGCTTCCAGATACGCCTGAAGAAGCTCCTGAGCGCTGGCCCTCATTACCTGAAAGTCCCTCTGCACGATTCTTCACCTGTTCTAGCGTTTTCTTATCCGCACCCGCGGCTTGAGCTTCTGCCCACAACAAACGTAGCGCACTCACGTCAGTCAACGCTTCCGCCTCCGCCACATAGTCACGAGACTCCGCCGGAACCTTACGCATTTCCTCACGAGACGCACGCTTGTTCCCGTGCATACCAAGGTTGGCAAGGCACCTACCCACAGATGACGTTTCTGTGAGTTCCGCTGCGAACTGGCTTGAGCCCTTCTTCTCCGTGGCGTAACCAACAGCCTTCGGCAGACCAGCCGCCTGATCTCCCACATTCAAGTAAATGTAAGTCTTGAAAATCCACTCTTGGTCATCCGGCACAAGCTCCGTGATGATCCGACCATCCTCATGGCTGGCATAGAACTTCGCAATCCTAACCTCCACCATGTCATAGTCATTTGGGTTCCATCTCATTACCGTTCTCCCTTCACTACAAGCCAAGGCTTTCCTTGACCTCTTGACTGCCTCTGCGCCACCACAACCTGTTTGCCGTCGCGCATGACAAAACCATACTTTGCTTTACCCATAGAATCCAGCACAATCGACTTTGTTTCGTGAAGCAACTTCTCCGCCTCAAGGAAACCGTTGTGAGCCCGCAAAAGTAACTCACCGTTCTGCCCCAAGTCGGTCTGCTCGTCTAAATCGATTTCAGGGTTCATGTAACGGACAGCCTCATACGTTGCCTTGCTGCCATCCCACTCAGGCTTCTGAACATTCTGCAAGTGATCCCAGAACCGAACCGCAGAAGCGAGCTGCGCCTCGATCTGAAAGTCGTCACGGTCAACCCAACGCTCCTCATAGTTCCAACCCGCAACAGCGACAATGACCGACTTCTCCAAACCGAAAACAGACATGTAATGCTGCACCTGCGCCACATAAGCAGGAGGAGCTTCACCCCAAGTCCCACGAGACGTCTTCACCTCCACAACAATCCACTCATCATTCTTCCTGTCATAAGCCAGCGCGTCCGGGTTCGCGTGCAAAAACTCATAATCAGGGTGCCGGTAAGTCCCAGCCTCATAAACCTCATACTCCGGGTGTTCCTCAGCCCACAAAGCAAGCACAGGCTTCTCAAACGCCCGACCGAACCGAACCGACCACGACGACAAAGGCGGGTCAGGGATTTGGCCTGTACGTTTAGCCCACAAAGCAAAAGCAGACTCCCACGGGTTCAACCCCATGATCGTCCCAATTTCAGAGCCACCAACACCGTGACTCCTCATCTCATGCCACTCCTCAGAACCAGCCTCGACAAAGCCAAGCTTTACCGCCCCGTTGAAAGTGTCATCCTCCAGAGTTTTGAAAATACCGTTTTCATCCATAGGATTACCTTATGACTAACGGCAGACATCTCAAAATGCTCTACTTCGAACTGCAAGACATCATGGACGCGCAAGAAGAGACACTTGGATGTCAAGAAGCGCCAGATCTGTTCTTCCCGGAAGACCACAGCGAAAAACAAATCCGAGACAACGCCGTCGAAGCTGCCAAAACTTTATGTAAGAAATGCCCCATCCAACTTGAATGCCTGACCTACGCGGTGCAAGCAAAAGAAGAATGGGGCATCTGGGGCGGGAAAACCCCGAGAGAGCGTCAAGTAAAACGCTAACGCCGGGCTCACAGCCCGCTAGACGGTCTTAGCCGTCCTCTTCTGGCACATCCAAGTGAATCACCATGGTGGCATCTAAAAGCGCCTCAGCGAGCTTCCTCGCGCGTTTGACGGTCAAAACAAGCCGACCGCCATCCTCGTCGTTCACAACATCAAAAAAGTCGTCGCAAGTAACGACAATCTCGTCACGATCCTTCTCCGTCTGATACATCTTCACCCTCCAATACTTAGCTAACTAGATGCTTGCAGTAAACCACAAACTGAAAAAGATGTCCAGCATATTCCTGGCAAACAAAAACCCCCCTTGGTGTCAAACCGAAGAGGGGCTCTTGCTTACAAAGAAAGTTCTACTACTGGCAAGACTCGCACTCTAGAGCTTCCATTGGGTCTATCGGGCACACAATCCCGTCAATTTCTTCCATCAAATCCAAGTCAGCCATTACTTTCCCGCCCGGTCATACTGCAACACGGAAGTAAGCAAAGACATGACACCGGCAAGCGCACTTACCGACAAAACCATGATCCAGTCAACATCGAGCACGCCAATAGCAGCCGAACCAATCGCGGCCAATGCGGTCTGTGCGCAAGTTTTCGCACAACGCTCCACAGCGTAATCTAGGTATTTACGGATTTTATCCATCAAAGTTTTCCTCTTTCCTGTTCAGCGACTTGTCTTCCCACACGGCACCGAAAATGTAACTGGTGAGAATCAATGTTATCAAAGCCACACCACCGGTTACAAGATCGCTTATATCTGTCATGGCACCAGTCAAAGCTGCAAGAGAGCCCGCAATCAGCATGAAAGCCCCAATGACAAAAGAGGCAAGNATGTAACGNCTACGGTTCTTCCANGACGGNTGGCTCATAATGTATTTCACTCCTCGAATGTACGGTTCAATTAGTTTGCGCAACATGGCTTATGGCATGAGCGACAGCAACAGGGGCACTACAGCGAACAGGAATGACAGGATACCTAGACCTTGCCACATCCTCATCTCGATACGACGTAATCGGGTTTCGTGATCGTTCAACCGTGTGTTCACATCTTCCTCCAACTCATCGAGCTTGTCAGAGATAGAAGGCAACTGTGCTGTCAGCTTCTCAATCATCGACTGAATCTTCTGCACTTGTATATACAGCTCTTTCATTGTGATGCGGGTAGAGGACTCCTCAGCCATTACTTCAACGCCCTCCTAATGTCGAAGAACCGGCGCAGGCGGGCACTCATGGGCTTTACAACCTTCGGGGGTGTTGCGGGTTGTTTGACGACGGGTTCNGGCGTCACAGGGGCTTCTGCGACCGGCTGTGCGGGTGTTTCTTCCGCCTCGAAGTAAGGCATNGGGTCTACAGTCTGCCCCCACGTTCTCGTCGGGTGGCGTACCTCGAAGTGAAGGTGTGACCCAGTGCTAGCACCAGTATTGCCTACCAGTGCTACCCGCTCGCCTTGTTGGACGCGTGTGCCCTTGAGCAAGTGCGACGGCTTTGCAAGGTGGTAGTAAACCGTGTAAAGATCTGGTGCGTGCTTGATAATGAGCGTGTACCCG